TACTATTAACATTTTAGCATTTACAATCGCATTTTGAAATGTAACTATTTGTGTTAAGTTTTTAACATGTTTCATTAGTTCTCTTTTATATTCTTTTTGTAAGTTTCTATACTTATCTTTTCCTTTAGGACTTTTTGATTTATCAATCATCTCTTGTAATTTTAATTCTACATGTTTGACATAACCTGTAGCATGTGTTTTAGGATTTGTAATTGGTTTACCTTGTCTAACACTAATATTATTGTATGTCTTTAGTCCTGCTCCAACTAATGCACCTGTAAAACTATTTTGTAAATTTAAAAACTTAGTTAACATAGGTGAATTAATTGTTTGAAATGTTCTACCAGCAATAGAAAGTTCTTTTGTTATTGCTTGTGTTTCTGATTCTGTAAATGTTGCAGAACCTGAAACATCTTTATATGTTGCATCATCTTGCCATATAGTAGGTACATTTCTAAGACCTGATATGTTTACTCCAAATGAAGCCTTCATACTTTGTAATTCTTTTCCTGTATATGTTGTGTGCCAAACGACACCAATCTTTGCTTTCTTAATTTGTCTTCCAAAATCTGAATCAACATCTACTGCATAAACAATAGTGTTTGGTTGGAATGTATAATACTTCTTACCATCTATAGTATCTGTAGATACATCATCTGTAAACATTAAGTCACCTTGTAAAACTCCTTTGATACCTAATTTTGAAAACTCTGATAAAGCAACTTTAAGTTTTTTATTTAAATCACCAGATGTGTATTTGTCTACATCTGCATCTGTTTTATAAAGTTGTGGTTCTACATTAAAGACTGATTTCTTTCCTACAAAAAACTTACCATCTGCTGGGTCTATTCCAGCAAAGACTGCAGGAGCACCATCCCATTTAACTGTCATGTTAATAGATGAACGACTTGCACCAGCAAACATATCTCTTAGTGACTGTACAAAGTTTATAGATGCACGACCACCTTTGATACCATAGTTAAGTATCTCATCTTCTATATGTTCAAGATGAAGGTTCTTTCCACCTTTATCTTCGAATAATAATTGTTCTGCTAGACTGTTCATTTGAAATATATTTTTGTATTAACACTCACCTCTGGTTGAACTCCTAAAAATTTCATAAGATTAGATACACCTCTCATTATAAAATTTTTAACAGCTGTTATAATTTTTAATCCTAAACTTTTAACTTTATTTTTTAATGTATCAAGAAAACCTTCATCTACAGATTCCTTTTGTCCTGCCATTGCATCAACAATTAATGACACAACAGACCAAAAATTATATTCACCTGTTTTTTGACCTTTAACTTTTCTTGATGATGTTTTAAATCTAGCTTGTAATCTCATAGAATCTGCTATCTTTTCACAATAAGAATCATCATCTATACTATGAATAGAAACTTTTGAACCATCATGAGATGCAACTACCATAAACTCTGCAGCGGAATTACTTTTTGAACCATACTTTTCATAACCAGACATTGCTTCTCTTGCAAATGCTATTTTAAATTCTCTGTTTTGTTCAAACAATGTGCCCAATTCTTTCATACATTCTTTATGTGCAATTTCAGCTGCATTAACAACAGGATTATTACCTTTTTTAATTATTGGTCTTAATTGACCTGGTGCAATTGTACTTGTAACAAAATTTTCAAATACTTTATTTACTTTTATAAACTGTGGGTCTTTTTTTAATTTTTTAGCTGAGTTTAATGCAGCATAAAATGTAGCAGTAGATTCTGCTCTACCACCAGACATTAGTTGTGCTAAACCTATTTTTAATGAAAGTCTTTTATCACCTATTAGTATATCTGTTTTTGGTGTTGTATCTGTTGCACCAAACTTTTTCCAAAAAGGTGTTAGTGATGATTTTGCTCTACCATATTGTTCTGCATTAGCTGTTTTATTACCAAACTTTGCTGCTATTTTTTGTGCAATTAAAACTCCTGCATCTAAAGCAGCTGGATTGTTCATTACAGCGTCATAAACTTTTTGACTAATACCAGAAGTATTTAAATTAAATCTTTTTTTATTATTTTTATGCCAACCAATAACTATAGCAGCTTCATAGTCTTCAGCCTTAATAGGGCCTTCTACTAATAAAGACTGTACTTTTTCTTGTAAGTCTATTTTTTGAATACGAGCAGGTCTTAGCTGCTCCATAGAGCGTCTTAATGACATCAATTTCTCCATTTAAATATAGTTATATGTTTCTATTTATCAAACTTTTAACTTAGAGAATTTGTCATATTTGTCTTCTTTGGATTGTTCTTGACCTGTTTTTGAGAATGGATTTGAATCATCTGGTCTACCAGATAGATTAGGGCCTTGTCCTTTACCGAATCCTTGTCCTTTATCGGCAACGGGTACTTCACTTTGACCGTGGTCTACAAGTTCATCTTGTGCTTTGAGTTCTACATCAAATAGTTTCATTTTGTTTCTATCTATTCCAATAATAAATCTCTTATTCATTGTAGGGTCATTGTATCTGTTCTTTAATTGTTTGACACAGATTTGATTCAGTTCTTCTAGTTCATCTGTGGATATCAATGCAAACATTAAGTCAGCCGTTGCAGGTAATCCAAAACTTTCTGATGTATCTTCTAGTCCAACATCTGTATTAGAGAATCCACTTCGAGTAGTTTGTGTTGCAGACATAATAGGTACATTTGTTTCTACTGCAAGTCCTCTCAATTCTTCTGCAATAGATTTAATGATTGTATAAGAGTTCATAGAACTGCCTGCTCTGAATCTACTTGATGCACAGATGTTTAGATAATCAATAAAGATAATATCTGGTTTGAAAGATTTCTTGATTGCAAGTTCTTTCAGTAGTCCTCTAAAGTGACCACTATGTGCGGATGCAGTTGGATATTCTTTTATGATTAATTTACCTTTTGCTTTCTTTTGTAATTTTGTAATCTTATCATCAAACATTTTTTTAGGTAAGTCATGTAAATCTGGTATACTGATATTCATCATGTTAGCATCTATTCTTTCTGCAATTCTTTCTTCTGCCATTTCTAATGAAATATATAAAACATTCTTTCCTTGTGATAAACAGTTTGCAGCTTGATGACACATGAACAATGATTTACCTACACCTGTTCCTGCCAATGCAATATTCAAAGTTTTAGGTGGAAGTCCACCTTTAGTAATCTTGTTAAAGAATTCTAAGTCAAAAGGAATCCTTTCTTCCTTGTGATGATAATAATCGAATCTTGCCTCATGGTCTTCTAGATAATCATGTCCAACAGAATTATCAAATGAAACTGCAAGAGCCTCTGTTAAAATACTAGGAATTGCCTCTGGTGTTTTATCTTTAGACTTACCATCTATAATACCAACACCTTCTACGATTGCATTATAGATTGCTTTATCTTTGACAAACTTTTCAGTTGTATCTACTAACCAATCAAAATCTATAGTTTCTTTTTTGAGAGTTTTAATTATCTCAACAATCTTTTTATGTTCTACATCATTTAAATCTTTTCTTGTACCTACTTCAATCTCTAATGATGTTTGAGTTGGTATCTTATTATACTTGTCAACAAACTTTTGAATCTCATCAAAAATTATTCTTTCTTCTTTTACATCAAAGTATTCTGGTTTTATAAATGGTAAAACCTTTCTTGTATATTCTTCGTTGTTTAGAAGATTAGTTAGAGTTGTCCTTTCTATTGTCTGATTCTGCATATTGTTCCTCAATAATATCTATTAAAATATCACCTATTAAATTTGTCCAATCATCTCCAAAATTTTCTCTCGGCACTGAATTATTATCTATGATATCAAACTCAAATTTAAATGGCATATTACCATCTTCTGTTTCTTCACCTAAAGAAACACTTCCATACTTATAAATTACACCAGCAAACTTTCCACCTTTGATACCAATACAAGTTTGGTCTTGTGATTTACTCTCTACAAAAACATATGATTCTTTAATATTAGACATAATGTAAATAAGTTTGCATAATATACTTAGGTTCGTTTATTGGTTTTGTTCCAGCATGTAACCATGGCCACATGGGTGGAAACATTAACATACTACCTTTCTTACATTCAGCATATATTTTTAAATTTGGAAATGTAGTTTTGCCTTCTTTATTATTTGAAAGATAGATAAAGAAAACTAAAAATCTTGTAGATGTTTCTTTTCTTTTTACATCTACATGTGGTCTAAATTCATCATGGTCATTTGGCATATATCTTTTTAAACGAATAGGTTCCCAAATATATTTACTTGGCATTTGTTGTGGTGTAACTTTTGTGTCTGTTAAGTAAGTTGTAAATCCATTTTGAAAAATCTCTGTAAATTGTTCTATCTCTTTACTCCAAATCTGAGGTGCCTTTGCCATATTCAGTTGTGTAAAAACCATTCCTCTATCATCAAACGATTCATGTTGATTTTCAAACTGTTCAAACTTACTAACAATGTTATCACATGTTTCTGCATCAAGTGTATCATCATATGTTTTAATTAAGTTTATCATTTTTTTATAGTCCAATCTATTGCTATTCTTTTTTTGTCTGTAAATATATCTTGTGCCTTATGTGGCACTCTTGGGTCAAATACTATAAAGTCACCTGGTTCTGGTGAATGTAAAACTCCACCATGTTCAAATCCACCACCATAAGTTTTTTTCCAATCTGAATTTAGTACTCCTAATACTTTAATGATTGGCGTGTCTTGTAGTTCATCTTTTTCATGGTCTGTATGTAAGTTATCTTCTCTATGTTCATCTTTCATAGAGATACCACAAAACAAAAGGTCTAGGGGAACATTCACTTTTTGTTCTTTTGCAGTTTCATGAATCATCATTAACAAACTCATAGACACGCCGCCCAAAAATTTATCATGCATTGTGTTACCTTGTATAACATTTATTTTTGCATGTTTATCTTCAAATGGTTTACCCATTGGATAATTAAAGTTCCATTTATCAGATTTCGTAATTTGATGTTTAAAGAAATCTAAAAATAAAGGTGAACAACAATTCTTAACTATCGTTGCCATACTTAAACTCTTTTAATGCAGCTTCTTCTAATTTTTCCATAATCTCTTTTGTGAAATATTTTTCTGGGTCATTATTAATTGTTTTGGCATATTGTTTAGTACCATCTGGTAATTCAATACGAGTAGATACTTGTTTAAAGATTCCATGTGCTATTGCCAAGTCAAGTAATCCATAATACTTGTCAAGTCCTTTATCATAAGTTAATAAAACATCAACCATTTTATTTTCCATAGTCAATCTTGACTTATGATTTTTACAATGAATTATATTACCTATGACTTCTGTACCTTCTTTAAATTTTTTCTTTGAAAGATATATGATACTTGAAGCAGCATACTTTAATCCACTACCACCACCCATTTCTTTAGTTGGGAACATTGAACCAATCACATCATATGTATGATTCGTTACAACCATTGGTACTTTTGCTTTTCCAAGTTTTAAAGTTAAAACTCTAAATGCAGCTTTGAGTATTTGTGCTCTTGACATATCTCTAGTTTCTTTTCCTGCCTCTGTATCTTCTACTTCTTTTGTAGTTGATAACATACCAAGTGAATCTAAACATATAAAGAGTGGTCTTCGAATATCTACATCTTGTTGCATGTATCTATCTAATACTTTTAATGCTTGATGTCTAAACTCTTGTACAGTTGTCACTGGCATTATCACCATTCTGTCTGCATCTATACCTCTATCAACAACCATCTGTTTTGTGATTGCACTTTCTGATTCAAAATATACAACACCACCATTTTCATTTTGGTCTAAAAAGTTTTTGACCATACCCATGAGAAAGAAAGTTTTACCTGTTGCACTTTCTCCTGCCAGAGCAGTAATCTTGTTTTGTGGAAGTCCACCATAAAGTGAACCAGAAATTAATCCATTGAAAATATGAGAACCTGTATCTATAAAGTTCTCTACATCTCCAGCCTCTACGCCATCTGAAACTATTCCAGCATATTCATTACCTGTTTCTTTGATAACATCTTTTAAAAAGTCATTCATTTGTATCCCCTACTTAATTGCAATTGCACCAACGAACATATGATTACGCCAGAATGGTTGTGCAGTTTTAAATCCAGCACATTCTAACATACCTTCTAACTCTTTCCAAGTGTTAGGTTTTAACATGTTCCTTAATGTTTTTTCTTTTTCTAAAATATCTGATGCCTCAAAATGTTTTCTTTTATAATCATAAAAATTAAAAGTTATCATTTCTTGTAATCTTGAATCTTCACAAACTGTCTTTTCTGCAAAAATAAAAGCACCACCATGATTTAGTCCATTGTATATATTTTGTAATACATCAAATCTATCTTTTCTAGGCATAAATTGTAATGTAAATATTGATGTCACTAAACTACAATTTTCAAACTTGTAACCACGAACATCTTTTTTTTCAAAATTAACATTTGCCCAATAGTATTCATTTTTCATTCTTTCATGTCTTGCGTCAAGTTCTGTGAAGAAACTAGGAGCAAGTTCTATACCAATATAATTAGCATACTTACAAAAATGTTGATTACCTTTTACAAAGGCCTCTGTTAATTTACCTGTTGAACAACCGATATCAATTACATTCGTTTCATCTTCTACAAAGTTTCTAGATAGACTGATTATATCTTCTAGTAAGTTTGTATATCCACGAATTGAATGTTCAATATGGTCATCAAAACCTTCTTCTCTTTGAGCGAAGGTAAAGTCATAATTTTTAGACATGATTTTTACTCCATTCCACAGACCCAATTATATGGCTCTATTACATTTTTATATACAGATTCAGCAATGGCCTTCATCATCAACGAGGGTACCATTCTACCACATCTTTCTATTTTTTGTGACATAGAACCAGTCACTATAAAATCATCTGGTAAAGCCATTATACGCTTTATTTCGCGAATTGTCAACCGCCTTTTTTCAATAAAGTGACAAACATCTGCATTTGTCGTAATTGTTGGGGCTGGATGATGTCTAGACATTTTCTTAACATTAAAATGCCACCCTTTAGGATGAAAGTCATTTCCACCTAATACTTTATCTGGGTCATCTGGCATAAGAGATGCTGTATCCTTGTAATGTGCGGAACTTAACCATGTATCTGTACACCATTTAACTTCTTCTGAATCTAACTCTAAATCTTCAAGTGCCTCTCCTGCTGTCACTACTTCTTTATTCTCTTGTGGAAAGATACTAGCAATGTTCATAAATGTCAATCCTATGGCCTCTGTGACATCCTCACGGACTGCTATAAAGATAACTCGCCTTCTAGACTGTGGTACTCCATATTTTGATGCATCCAAAATCTTATATGATACATCATAACCAATTTTTTCAAATGTATTTACAATCTCATTTAGCTTTAATTTTGCTTCGCCTGCGAGAAGGCCTGCAACATTTTCTCCTATAATTACTTTTGGTTTTATTTCTTCTGCAACTCTAAGATACTCAAAAAATAAGTCCTCTATATTTTCTACTATCTTACCATCTGAATACTTTTTAGTTTTACCCCAACCATCAGAATGTTTTGAACCAGACTGTCCTAATGTTCCACACATTGAAAAAGCAGAACATGGTGGTGAGCCATCTAATATATCTAGTTCACCTTTTTGTATTCCAGCAGTTTTTAAAAAGTCTTTACCTGTGAGTTGTTTTATATCATCAGGCATGATTATTGTATCTGGGTAATTTTCTTTGTAAGTAATTCTTGCTTGTTCAACAAACTCATTTACACAAAGTATATTTCCACCAGCAAGTCTGTAACCTGTAGATGAACCACCACCACCTGCAAATGTAGATATTACGGTAAACTTATTTTGTGCCGATGCTTCTTTTACATCTTTTAAATTATACTTTTGATATTTCATATTAAAAATCTATACATCTACCTTTCTGTTCCCAATCATTATATCGAGTAGGTTCTAAACCATCTTTTCTTCCACCTATTTCTTTAGGTTTTTTTTTATAGTATGGTTTCAATACTTTTTCATAAATTGATTCTGCAATTGCTTTCATCATGAGTGGTGGTACCATTCTGCCACATCTTTCTGACTGTTGACTATAACTACCTGTCAATTTAAAATCATCAGGTAATGACATCATTCTTTTTATCTCTTTAACTGTAAATGGTCTAGGTTCAGTCCAATGCATAGCCCCACCTGTTGCTGTAATTGTTGGAGCAGGTTTATGTCTAGATGTTTTTTTCATATTAAAGTGATGACCTTTAGGATGATAATCACAACCTGTTTCAACCTTGTCTGGGTCATCTGGCATTTTTAACCAGGTTTCATAGTGAGATTTATTTTTAAATTTTTCTGTTAGTTCATCTGCTTCTTTTCTATCTACTTCTACATCACTTAAACAATCTTCTAATGTGACAACATCTTTACTTTCATCTGGGAATAAACTTTGAATATTCATAAATGTTAATCCTATCTCTTGTGTCACATCTTCACGAACAGCAATAAAGATAGTTCTTTGTCTAGTTTGTGGAACACCATAGTGAACAGAATTTAAAACTTTAGATGATACATCATATCCTATTTCTTCAAATGTATTTGTAATCTTATAATAATATTTCTTTGCCTCTCCTACAGTTAGTCCTTTTACATTTTCAGCAACAATAACTTTAGGTCTTAAATCTTTTGCAATTCTTAAAAATTCAAAGAATAAATCTTCTATATTTTCAATCTTCTTACCATCAGAATAATTCTTAGTTTGACCCCAACCTTTAGAGTGACTACCTTGTACCATTGCACCAGATACTGAAAATGCAGAACATGGTGGTGAACCATCAAAGATATCTATGTCACCATACTTGTTAAAATCTTCTGCAGTAAGTTTTTTAATATCATCTGGTAGTACAGGTGTGTCTGGGTAGTTTTCTTTATATGTGTTTATAGCTTGTTCAACGAATTCATTTACACATAATATCTTACCACCTGCCAAACGATAACCTGTGGAACTACCACCACCGCCAGCAAAGGTAGATACTACTGTAAACTTCTCTTGTTCAGAAGCCTTAACAACATCTTTTAAATTATAAGGTTTATATTTCACTTTCTTCTTTTAACCATTCTTCTAAATTTGCTGTATTGTCAAATTCATACCAATCACTATATACTTCTAACATTCTAGTTCTATTTCTAAAATTAACTTCTCTATTATTTAACAAAGTACCAAATAATTTATCTACACCGGCACCCAGCTGTAAATTTAAATGATTTTCTACTTTGTCTATTTCATTGAATTCGTAAAATCCATTTCTGACATGATGTTTTTGAAATGGTTTATTTAACTGTTCATGATTGTGTCTATAAAAAAATTCTTTTACTGCTGCGGTTAAGTATGGTGTTATAAGTTTTTTATTATTCATTTCTGCAACTTTGTTGTGCCATATATAACCAGCTTGATTTTCTTCTTTAAAATAATCATCTCTAAACTCATTAAAGTTATCACCCTTATAATGTATCATGGCCTTTTTACTTAATCCATAATAACCATCAGCTGCCCAACCAGATAAAACATAGTTCTCTTTTATTTGTGGATAGATGTATAGGAAAGGAAATGTACATTCAAATTGTGTTTTCTTTTTACATCCTAATCTAACCAAGTTATGAAAATCTTCTACTAGTCTGTCTGTTGGTATGGTTACACCAACGAATCTCCAATTTCTCATTTGTGCAATATCTTTTGCCTTGTTATAATCATAAGATGGTTCATCTTCTAATCTAAAACTATATGCAGTTATTCTCTTTCCAAGTCTTTCTGCTGCAAAAGCAACAGAGATAGAATCAACACCACCAGATAATAATACTGCAACTTCTTTTTCTGGTATAGAATCATCTACTTCATTTGTTAATATTTTATCTATCATTAGATGGTCAAAATTATTTTTCTTTTTAAATATAATATCCCAATTATCAGAATATGTTTCTTGATTAACTTTCATAGGTCTTTTTTTACTTCCTTTACTCATCCATTATCACCACTAACACAGCACACACAACACCAACGACTATAACGGCAACAATCATACTACCAACACCCATTAAAAAAACTCCTCTAGTGTTCCTTGTGTTCCATAACTACCATCAATCTGCCATTGTATAATACCTGTAATAAATTT